CCATGGTTTTTGTAAACAAACTTCTATAACCTGGATGGTTTGATATTAGGTAATAAAAGCAGCGAAGGCGCTGTGCGTTTGCTTTCCGATATACAAGCCGAACTGCAATTCAACCAAAGGCTCATTAATGATTTTGGTGAACAATACAATGAAGGCAGTTGGGAAGAAGGCGATTTTACCACAAAGGATGGTTGCTTTTTTGTAGCACTCGGTAGAGGTCAGTCACCTCGTGGATTGCGTAAAGGAGCAAAGCGGCCCAACATGGGAGTGATTGATGATATTGATGATGATGAAATCGTAAACAACCAGGACAGGGTTTCAAAGGTTGTTGAATGGATTCTCGGAGCATTCATTGGTGCACTCGACATACGAAGAAGCAAGTTTATTATTTGCGGAAACAGGATTCATCCTAAATCAATTCTTGCTCACATGGTTGGCGATGTGGAAGAAGAAGACCCAAAAAGGGAAGGCTTTCACCACAGTAAAATATTTGCCACTACCAATGGCGAGCTTACCGGAGAACCTACCTGGCATCAGAAGTACACTAAGGAAGATTTACAGCGCCGCTTTAAATTGATTGGTGAGTTCATGACCAAGCGGGAATACTTCCACCGCTATGAAGTAACCGGCAAGCGGTTTAAAAAGGATTGGTGGAGATGGGATAAAGTTCCAGCGCTGGAAACACTCGACGGCCTTGTATGTTATTTCGACCCCTCCTATAAAGCAAAAACAACCAACGACTTTAAATCCGTATCGCTGTGGGCTAAGAAAGGAACAAAGCTTTACCGGATCAATGGTTTTTGTAAACAAACTTCTATAACAACTGCAGTTCGTTGGATGTACGATTTGTATGAGCAGCTTCCCTCCGGTGTGGTTTGTGAATTTTGGATGGAAGATGTTTTTCTCCAGGATGAATTTATTGAGGACTTTGAATTTGAAGGCGAACTAAGAGGTTATCAATTGCCACTGCGTGGAGATAAGAGAGATAAGCCCGACAAGTTTGCCAGGATTGATGCAATGACGCCTTACTACGAACGTGGCCACATCATTTGGAACGAAGCAGAAAGAAAGAACCCGGACATGCAAACAGCTTACCTGCAATACATGGGTTTTGAAAAAGGATCATCTATTCACGACGATGCGCCGGACTCTGACGAAGGTGCTATTTATATTCTTAACAAACACTATCGCACCAAAGCTGATAATTGGAGCATGGGCGAAAGGGAAAACGACAAAGTATGGTAATGAAACTTATTGCAAAGGTTGTAACGGCCTTTCACAAGTGGAGACTGAAAAAAGATTTTGAGATTGCTAAAAGAACAGCAATCCGGTTGCACAACCGCACCTTCAAAAAATACTTCGTGCTGTACATCAACGGAAATTTTCATCCTGTAGAAAAGCAGCAGGTAAAGCAGTTGTTACAGCAGGGAGGCTATTTCAGAAAAGGAGTGAACATGAAACAAATTGAACGCTCCGCTTATTACGTAACTGATTAAATTTTTTATATGGGCTTCTTAGTCTATCTAGATGATTACAAAATCGCTTCCAGGGATGAAATTGTAAAAGCAATTGTTCGGCAAGA